ATGTGTTTTGCTATTTTATTTGCTTCTTTATTCATATATTCTAATATACATTTTTAAATGTTGTTCCTTAATTAAATCCATTTCATTTATATCATAATGTTTGAGAGCTTTTACACTTGGTAGAAAGTCTATAAAATCTTCTTGCACGTGTAACATATTGTCTATAACGCCATCAATATGATGTGTATCGCATTTATTATATTCTTTTAGTAATGTTTTAACAAAACTTAAATTATAACAACCATCAGCCCACATATCTCTTATAGTATTTTTATAACAATAATCCTCCTCAACAGGTAGTCCATCAAAATAATTACATTCTCCTAAAGAATCATAATAATCTAAAAACTGATATTTAAAGTCCTCTTTAGTATATATGTACCAAAACCCTGTTTCTCTTGCAAATAAATCAAATGATTCTAATAAATTAAATTTATTTAACTTTATAAACTCCTTTATTACATTTTCTCTAAAAAGATTTATACCTCTTTCTATTCCTGTTTTATTTTTCCATAAATAAGGAGATGCTTTTACTTTTTTTAAATAATGATCTCTAAGTGTTTCCATAATTATAATGTTCCTTTTATGCAGTAACTATCTAAGTCTGCTCCGTTAATAAAAAATGTTTCAAATGTTTCTAATGCTTTGGTTACTTTCTCCTTTCCTGAATTGTAAAACTCCTCGCTACAATCATAGATACCTATATCTAAACTTCCTTTGTCTATAGCTATGAATTTAAATTCTTCATAAGGTTTATTAAATAGTTCTGAATATATATACACTTGTACATCATATCCATATTTTCTTGATGAGTATGGAAATGCTTTTAAGTCGCTTGTTGTTTTAAGATCTACAACTCTATAAGAATCTAACACATCTGCTTTACCTCTAAAAGGGTAGCCTTGTATCATACCTATTGCAGGAACTTCAAACTCACAGTTTGTTATTAGTTGTAAAGCGTGTTCGTTTCTTAGAAAGGCATCGGCTAATCTTTCTGCATCTCGTTTTTGTTTTATAGTGTAGACCTTTCCGTGTTCTTCTTTGGCTAACTTATATGCCTTAGAGTTTTTCGATTGTACATCTACATATATTTGTTTCTCAAATACATCAGGCTCAAGAATTGCTGTATGAAATAACCAACCTGCATCTAAAGCATTTGATTCTTGTGATCCGTATTCTGTAACGTATTTGTATTTCTTAGGACTGTCTAAGAGTAGTTTAATTGATGAGGAGCTAAGTGCTGCCTTACCGAGATAACCATAGTAGAACTCATCGCTTTTCATAAGTTCTAATATCTCATCGTGTCTAAATAGTTCTCCGTTTAAGAGTTCAATAGTATCCATATAAATATAATTATTAAGCCTAAGTAACTAAATGCTAAGGCTCTCATTTTGTTTTCGTATTTTTTCATTTTCTTGTTCTGCTTTTCTTGCCCTAACTATAGCTCTGTTTCTTTGTAGTTTATAGTCTGATAGAGCTTGTTTGTATAATCGTATGTTGTTTGAGTATTCCTGGAAATAAAAGACAACCCTAATTAAAGATTCTGACATCTTCTCTAAGTTCTTTGTTTTTCTTTTATCTAGTTGGGAGGAGACAATAGATGTCAAGAAGTTTAGGTCTGACCAAATCTCTAGTTCTTTAAGGTTGTCTATCTTTTTCATTTATGCAAATATCCAAAGTGATACCCATAATAGAGTAAATACTGATGCTACAAAAATAAATTGTCCTATAAGTTTTAGTGTGTTTTTCATTTGTTAAATTGATTATATAGTTCTTCTGAATGGTTAAATGCTTCTTGAGCTGATTTTTTTATAAGTGAATCTTTAGTATTTCTCATTATAAATTTAAGCAACCCTTGTACTTTACCAAATTTTCCTGCTTGATATACGTTCATAATTGTTTAGTTTTTGTTTTTAATAATAATTAAAACTAGTAATTATAAATGAAATAAACAAATGTTAATTACTTTTTCTTAAAAAGAGTAGAACAAACAGCAATTCTTTGATTAGCATTTCTGTATTCGTTTACCATAGTTGTATCTGTAATACATCTTTGCATAAAGTCTCGTCTTGTTTCGTTTGCTTTGGGTTTAGGTAGTGGCATAGTTGATATGTATTTTATGTGCATCTTTTTCGTCTAATAGATAACACTCTTTGTTATTTCGTTTCTTAGTCCATAAAGTAGTGTCAGGACAATACAGCTCCACAGTTTCTTGATTTGCTAAATCATTCAACCAGAAAATATAATGTCCTTTAGGATCGGCTACAAAGTATAAAGCTTGAGCATCTTCCTCAATCAACTTATCAAACTTATACTTTTCTATCATTTTCTTTTTATAGTATTTCTTTCTCCATTTTATCTCCAGGACAACTTCTTTGCCTTTTGGAGTTGTACCTATACAATCAAAATGCTCATAGCCACCTCCACACCATTCGAGATTCCATCCCTCATCATTTAACAAGGTAACTATTAACTGTTCAAATTGATGTACTTTATTTAGATTCATATACTTTATTTATGTCTGCAATCCATTGACTATAAGTTTTACCTGAACAAGTACAAGGCTCATTGTATTCGTGATTAAAGAGTTCAGAATGTAGCCTAGCAATAAGTTCTATCTGTGGTCTATTGATTTCATTTTTTACCTTTCTGTTTAGAAAAGCCTCCCAAAGTATTCTGTCTTTTTTTACCATAGTTTAACCTTATTAGCTTTTTCTTTTCGTTTGTCGCAGCCACAATCATCACCCCATATCTTTTTAACTATCCATTTAATACCTGTGTATGTTGTTATCTTTTCTATTAAGTCTCCCAATCCCATTGTATTTTTTCTTTAATTAATCTTTTGACACCCTTTACTGTATTATATAACGAGTAATAACTTATGTTTGTTAGCTTACTAACTTCTGCTATACTCTTTTCTCGTGTAAGTTCCCAGACTTTACGGTCATACCAATACAACTGATCTAGTATTTTATTGTATTCTTTTATTTTCTTAGCAACATCTTTCTCTTTGTATTCTTCTTCTTCTTTAACAAACTTTTCTAAATACTCAATATTTACTTTTTGTATCTTAGCCTCTTTCCTACATTGGTCGTAAAATAAACTTTTAAGAGTTCTGTATATATAAAACTTATTTATATCGTCATCAAACGTAATATCAAGACCAGAATTTATTAAGGTGTTAACTTTTAGATACATATTTTGTACGACATCTTCTGCCTCTGCTGGTTTACAACCAAAAGAGATTACTTGTTTTACCCAGAGCTTATGGTGTTTAGCTATTTTTTCTAGTATTGTCAATGGTTAGTTGTTTTTTAGTTTTATACTTTATTAAATTTTTACCCCCTACTTGAAAGCCAACATTGTTAAGTATTGACTTAAATAGTATTGGAGATTCGTGGCTTGTCGGCTTGTAGCCCAAACTCATTTCCTTGACCTTACAAACTGCAAGTCTTGTGTACATCCAAGCATCAGGTGAACTTATGTACCTGTGAATCACAAGTGCATCATCAACACGGTTTCCGAACACAGCACCTCCCTCAGTATCTCCGAGTGTCGCAGGAGGTGTCATACCTGCGTACTCGTGATTAGCTCCGTGCTTACGGCGCAAAGCCTCTGTTACTGCGTGCGCACATATCCAAGTAGATATATTATGTGTTTTGCAGAATATCCGAATATCAGTAAGCTGAACGTAGTTAAATTCATAGCCGTTTGTATTCCTTAAATCTTTTTTTAAAGAGTTTATTGGATCAATAAGTAAGCCGTGATAGTCCCAAGCCTGCTTTACTTTAGTTGCTAATTTTAAAAGTTGTTTATAGGTGTATTGTCTATTAGTATCTACAAACTTAAAATGATTATATACAAACTCTTTTGATTCTTCGTAATCTTTTTCTTCTATTTTGTTTATTGGTTTACCCTCTATAAATTCAATTAATTTTTTTATTAGTTGTACTGCATCATTTTCTGAAGAAAAAACTAACCATCTAATATTGTGTTTAAGAGAGTAAAGTAGCATAAGATAAAACGTAAAATGTGTTTTACCTACGTTGTTATGACCTACAAGCAAGTTCATATTTCCTGCAACGAACCTAAAATTATCGTCAATTTCTTTATGTCCTAGCTTTAATGCCTCCTTTAATTTACCATTACGGAAATCATTTAATTTATTTATATGGTCTGAATAGTTTATTAGCATAAAAAAAGGGGGTACGAAACCCCCCTATTAGAAATTTAAAAATTAAAATGGTAAATCATCTTCTCTGTCTGGTGCTTGGTCTTTTGTGGAGACCTCCTCCTTGTACTCTCTAACTCTCCAACCTTGTAAACTTGTAAAGTATAATACCTGGTTGTTTGCATTAGTCCACTCTCTACCTCTTACGTTGTAAAATACTTCTACGTTGTTTCCTACTTTACAAATAGGGTCGTCTAAAAGCCCTACATTGTTTTGAGTGAAATCGAGAGCTACAACTTGTGGATATTTATCCGTTGTTTCTATTACTAGCTTTCTAACTCTAAAGTTTCCTTTTTCTTCTACTGCTGTTATTGTTTTTACTTTTCCTTTAATTGACATTGTATTCATTTTTATTATTAGTTTTTAAATATACTCTTTCGTGTTTTGCTACTCTTTTGTAGTTTGACCTTTCTCTAGGTCTGTCTATGTTACCACTATGTATAAGTTGATTTTCAAGATCTATAATTTTGTAACGATGTTTTATTAGTAATCGCATCGCACTTTCGATTCTTTCTACTTCTTCACGGTAACTTTCAAATGTTTCATTATAAATTACCATAGCTATTTGTTTATAAAATCTATCATTAATTGTGCATCAGCTAGACAAGTGTGTATGTCTGACTGTGGTCTATGTGCGTGGAACTCACAAGCTGCCTTTACCATAGACTGCCTAATAATTAGTTGGTCTTTGTTTGGAGCTGTAGGTTGAGGATTGTAAACTAGTTTTGCTGTTTTGTATTCTACGTTTGTTACTTCGTATTCTACAACTTCACCAACAGGTTTTTTAAACTCGCCTCTTGCTAAAAATTGATACTCGTTACCATCGTCAAATCTGACTTGGTATTTGTTAAAAGTACCAGATGCGTTTGTATATTCGCCTCTAGGACTGATATGGGTTATTTTTCCCTTTTTCATAATTTAATTGGTTTTGTAATTGATTAATTTTTTCAGTCATAGCTATTACTCTTTGGTAATACAATTCTATTAACTGATCTTTTGGACTTTCCATAATTTAAGTTTAAGTTGGTTTAGTCGCTCATGCGACATAAACCTTAATTGTTTTTTATTTTAACTAACGTTTTACCAAGCCTCCAATTAAAAGGATCGGTTAATTCATAAAAGGTATAACCATCATACTCCATAACGATTTTGCCTTTATGTATTCTGTCGTTATAATAAACATTAATTGTTTCCATAAATATTAATTTTACTTAAAGTTATAAATTATTTTTGGAAAATAAACTATTGTTAATAAGTTTTTTTAAAGATTCTACTTTTTCTTGATAGAGATTTATTAATTCTAAAAGGTCTTGGTCAGACTGTTTTATTATTTTTTTGCTTTCAATTAGCAATTCTTCAGCTATGTCATAGCCGTATTCTTTATTTAAATTTAATGCGAATTCTAGCTGTCTGCCGTAAAAATGACAATTACAAGAATAACACTGGGGTCTTACATTGAATTCTGACCATCGCAATATTCTACTTTTTCGAGAGATCATATGACCTGCCTGCATACCGTCTTTTTGCCAATATTTCTTTTTGCCACAAGTATAGCATTTTACCATACCTTTTTTGTCAGCGTATTTTAATCTAATGTATTCGCTAAATATTTTGTCAAGACGTTTTATTAGATTTTTTCGTGAAGATTTGCGAGGCATACTTGAAAGTTACAAAAAATATATATAACTTAGCCCTATATATATATAATATATACTTATAATATAAGTAGGCAATAAACAACTAACCCTGTGAATTATATATATAAATTATATATACCCCTAATCTTTATTTTTTTTAACAGCACTTCCGTAATAAAAACCAAAGATAGAAAGTACAATACCTTGAACTATACCAATTAAGTTTATCCATACCTCTTTATTAGATGCAGGTATCTCTAAATATACTATGGCATAGATCATAAAACAAAAAGCACCTAGTCCAATAATGCCTGTAAAATCGTGCATATAATCAAACTTACCTGTTTTTGCATAGTTTACTTGTCGTTTTCTAGCTGAGTTTCTATCCTCTACCTCTAATTGATAAAGCTCTTTTAGTTCGTTATGCAACGCTTCTTTGTCTTGTGGAGGTATAGTATCATCTTTGTCGATTAAGTTCTTTACAACGCCTAAAACACCTGCATCTGGCAATAAATCACCTGCTACATTTAATACACTTGGTGCTACTTTAGATAAAAGCTGTCCTAGCTTTGTGTCTTTAAATTTTTTTCTACTCATAATAAAATCTCCATTTTAGTTGTACGATTAATAAATAGATGTTAAGTTCTTCGTAATTGTACTCTTGTGGATCAGCAGGAAAATAGTTAAACCCTAAGTTGATTCCGTTTGGTAATAAAAGTATAATTGAAAAGTCCATTAGTAAGTCCAAATTAAGTGTGTCGGTTTGTCCTCATCTATATCTGCGTGTATAAATGTATTGGCTATACCTATACGATTAAAACCTACGTCAAGTAATATATCTACAAGCTCAAACCTATCTTTAGAATTGTTACAATGTATATCTACTGCAAGTCCTTTTAAGTGAGAACTGTTTTTAGATGCTTTGTAGCCTCTTGCTTTTAAGTCCTCGTTATAGGCTTGTGTACGATAACCACTTGTAATTTTTATTGGTTTGTCGTATTTCTCTCTTGCTATATCTAGCATCTCCAAAATCTTAGGAGACATATTTTTACCTGATCCTAATTCATCAGGACTGTCAAACTCTGTGTAATTAAAATATCTCATAACTTATAATTTAAACCAACTTTAATTTCTTTAAGGTTTCTATCCCAATATCTCTGTAAAGTTACCTCTGTAAATACTCCTAAGTTTTTACCTACTCTAAAACCAAATACTGATCCTGCTGAGTAGTCTATCCAATCGCCCTCGACAAAGTTATTGTATGAATATCTTTCATCTCCACTCATTAATTGGTGTTTAGTTAGTATGTTGCCGTATAAATGCAACCAGAAATTCTTTTTGTAGTGATAGAAATCTAAACCTGCAACTACAGCTAAATCTGCAAAGCTACCTATTTGTGCTAATTCTTCTCTATTGTATCTATTTACTACGTTTTGAAATACACCATTACGATAATCTGCATCACTTGCTGCTATTAAGTTACCCTCTTGATTAAACCATTGATAATCGTAACCTAACACCTCATCAGTCCAAGGATCAACCATTTGATATAGTTGGTCTGTATGTCCTGCAAATTCGTAGGCTAAAACGTACCAAGGCATAGTTTCTAAATATTTTTGTATTGGGTTATGCCCATAGGCTTTTTCATAAGTCCTATAGATTGAGCCGATACTTATACTTAGTTTCTTACCTATTGGTAGTCTAAATCTAACCTCTGCACTTTTGTAGTCTATATCAATTAGTTCGTTTTTCTGGTATTCGCCTTTTACTAACCAATACTTAGCTAAATATCTTACAAATACTTCCTGGTTGTCAAACTCTCTACCTTGTTGTCTGCCTCTTGAATATTCTATAAGATATTCTAAACCTTTATAAGCACCTATGTTAGATTTTACAGATTGATTCTTTTCTGTACCATCATAAAATTTGTTTCTGTTTTCATATTGAAAAAACGCTAACTTTCTTAGACCATAAGTAACCATCATATCAGACGGATGTTTACGAGTAGTTTCTATAAGCTCATTGTCTTGTGTTACAATAAATGTTTGTGGTGCTTGTATTGAGTTTGTTTGTGAGTAAGCACCATATAAAGTAGAATACTTAAACACCTTTTTAAAGATGTTATCTTTTTTTTCTTGTGCGTTTACGTTTATGCTTACGATAGTTACGAATAATGCGATTATTAATTTTTTCATCTTTTGGTTTGTTTATTAATTTTATTGTTATCGAAAGAGCTAAACCTCCTAATGTTGTTGCTATTAAATCTTTACTATCAAATCTACCATAGTCTATATAATCATACGTTTCTTTAGCAAAACCTATCATAAAAGCAGAGCCTATAGGAAAATCTAATTTGTTTCCTGTATATTCTGATACAACCCCTGCTGCAAAATGATAGTATTTATCCTGTTGAATTTGTGAAAAACATAACGTACTTAAAAGCGTTGCGATAATAACAAGTCTATATGTTCGTTTAGTTGATCTTTCCAATCTTCAGGCAGTTTAAGGCTAATGCCACTTTCAATTCTTATTTCTTCTTCTCCATCATTATATAAAATAATAGTAGGAAGATACTTTATCTTCTTTTTATCAAACGTACTTTTAGCCTTAGATATAAACAAAGTTTCTACATTGTAGTCTTTGTAATTATCTAAAGATACTTGTTCTGCAAAACCTGCTGTGTACTGAACTATAGAAATAGATTCAGTTTGAGCAAAACTCGCAAAAGTCAGAAAGTACGCAATTATTACACATATTTTAATTTTTTCGTATTTCATATAATCTCTCATCAATTTTTGCTAGAGATTCTTTTATTTCGTTAACATCTTCTTTGACAGTCATAACATCAGATTCAATTTTCTCTATGCTTGATCTTATTAATTTATCTTTGTAATCCCATTCTATAGGATTTACAGTATTGTCATTAATAGCCTGTATGTCATCTGCGTTTTTGCTAACAGATGAGTTAAGTGTAAAATACGTTCCTGCAAACATTACAGCAGCACCTATTATCATTCCTATTGTTTTAAGGTCTAATTGTACATTAGTATCTTCACTTATTTTCATAGCTATTTCTTTTTAGATTTTTTTGTTTTAACTTTTTCTTCTGTCTTTACTTCTTCTTTTGTTTCCTCAACTATTTCTCTATAGTGGTATTTATCCCAACCTTGAGGCGCATCACCATCCCATTCAATCACAAGATTGTTACCGTCTATGACAATACCGTGAGAGTGAGGTGTAGGTATGCTGTTATACATACCTAACATTTCTTCTCTGTCTTTAAATTCGTATTTCATTTTTTCTCTGTTTTTGGTTTTTTATCTTCTTCAGCACTTTCATTTAAGATTTTTACAATCTCTTGTGCTTGTGATAAATATGCAATAGGCAAACTTGCTATTACTTGATTAACTCTTAAAATTTGTTCTTTTGTAATTTTCATTGTTTTTATTTTTACTTGTTAATATTAATTCATAAGTAAATTTAGTATAGTTTTTATAAACTTGGTAATTCTAAAGCACTAATTCTATCAGCTTGAGTTTTAGTCAAACCTTTTACAAATCTGTCCTTTTTCATTTTAAGTTGTATATGTCTTTCGTTTCTTGCTAAAGTATTTTTTTCGTCAGATGTTCTATCTGATTCTGCAATCAATCTAATTCTTTCTACAATTCCTATAGAATCTAAAGTTGCAAAAATGTCTTGAGCTACTTGCTCGTCTGTGTATTCTTCCATTATTTGTTTTTTAAATGTTCTATTTCTTGTTTTAATTCTTGTATTGCTTTTACAAGCACAGGTACTAATCTACCATAACTTGCTTCAAGTTTGTCTGGGTTCGATTTATATACTAATTGTGTATATTCATCATCTACAGCATCTAACTCTTGTGCAATAAAACCTAAGTCTTTTTTACCTTTTCTTGAGCCGTCTCTTGTATTCCAATCAAAAGTGACAGGGTTTAACTGATCTATAAAATCTAAACCGTATGTAGATTCTTGTATGTTTGTTTTGTCTCTTTCGTCAGATAAAGAACTTATTGTTTGTACAGCAGCTCTTATTGTATCGTTGTTTGCGTTTCCTAATGTTATTTCGTCTGCTGCTCCTACTGCTGAGGCTTCTGCATTATAACCTATAATTACGTTGTTAGTACCTGTTGTTAGTGAATCTCCTGCTAGACCACCAATAATTGTATTTTGGTCTCCTGTTGTAACATTTGTACCTGCATCATAACCAACAGCTACATTGTAATTAGAAGCGTCTGAATTCATAGTTGCTAAAGTACCAAAACCAATAGCTACATTATTTGATTCCGTTCCATCTGCTGACCCCATAGCATTTTTACCAATTGCTACATTTGCATCACCACCAGTAATTGCATCAGCTACTAGACCACCTATGAAAACATTATTAACACCTGTTGAAATACTTGACCCAGCAGCACTACCAATTGCTACATTATAAGCATTAGCTCCAGCGTTTTGAGCCACTAAAGAGTGGTAACCAATAGCTACATTGTGTCCGTGTCCATCTTCAGCACTTAAAGCGCCATATCCTAAAGCTACGTTAGCAGTACCTGTTGTAACTGCATCACCTGCTAAAGCACCTATTAAAGTATTTGTTGTACCTGTTGAAACTTTTCTTCCTGCGTCTGAACCAAGAGCTGTATTATAACCGTTACCATCAAAATTTAATTCGCTTAAAGCTCTATGACCAACAGCAGTATTATTACTACCCGTGTCGTCTGCACTTAAAGCTGAATAACCTATAGCTGTATTTTTTTCACCAACAGTTAAAGCATCACCTGCTAAACCTCCTACAATAGTATTTCTAACACCTGTTGTAACGCTTAAACCAGCATCATAACCAACAGCAACGTTATAAGCATCAGCACCTGCATTTTGAATGTTTAAAGCATTAAATCCTATAGCTACATTTTTACCGTGACTATCTTCACCACTTAAAGCACCATAACCTATAGCAACATTTTGTATTCCTGTTGTTAACGCATCACCAGCAAGACCTCCTATTATTGTGTTTTGAACACCTGATGTTATTTCTTCACCTGCTGAATCACCTACAGCTACGTTATAAGCATTGCTTGAGCCTACGTTTTGATTTTTTAAAGCTTCAGTACCTATAGCTACACTTCTATCAGAGCCTGTCTCTGTAGATAAAGCTAAATATCCTACAGCAACACTTCTTTGACCTGTTGTTAACGCATCACCTGCTAAACCACCAATCAATGTATTTTGCGTACCTGTTGTAACATTCTCACCTGCGCTATGTCCTATTCCAACATTATAATTATCACCATCGTTGTTTTGTAACCTTAAAGCATTTTTACCAACAGCAGTACTTTTGCTTCCTCCATCTTCTGTTGTTAAAGCAAGTTCTCCAATAGCAACATTTGCACTACCTGAGCTTAAAGCATCACCTGCAAAATCACCTATAAGAACATTATCATTACCATCATTAATAGTCATTCTTCCTGTAACATCTATATTACCTGCAAAAGTTGCAGATTGATCGCTTCCTAATGTTAATACTGTACCAACTGTGCCTGTTGCTGATGTTTTAAATACTAAATTACTTGTAGTATTGTTAGTTGCAGTTTCTGACACAATAGTTGATAAACTATTATCAGCATTATTACCAAAATGAATAGTACCTATTGTATCTGTGGTATTGTTGTTAGCGTGTTTTAAAAATATTTCTGCTCCATCATCATCTGAACCATCACTTGTAATTTTTGTGCTTCCTGTAACTTGCACACCACTAGTTGTTGTTTCAAACTTTTTAGAATTATCTTCATAAAGTTCAATTGAGCCGTCAGCAATAGCTTTAATCATATTTTCACCACCTGCCGATTGTATAGTTACAAAATTACTGCCTTTAATATATAAGCCACCTGTTCCTGTATCAGATATATAAGAATCGCTACCATCGTGATATATTCTTAGATCTGTTCCTGCACCAAACTGACACTGAATACTATCTTCAAATCTCATATTTTTAGATACTACATTTTGCTCTGTACTTCCATCTAGCCTAAAATATTCAGTCGTACTTCCAGAACCATCATCAGATTTGAAGATTATATCTTTATCATCTGCAAAGTTTTGTATAATTAAATCACCAGTAGTATTTTGCAAATAAGTGTTAGTTCCATCGTGCCAATATCTTCCGTCAGCACCATCACCAACAACAACTTTGCTATTATCACCCCAAACAGTAGATAATGCAGTTGTAGATGAGCCATCGTGAGTTGCTAAACTACCATCTAATTTAAAGTATTCAGCTAATCCTCCTGAACCATCATCACAAGTAAACACTATATCTCCATCATCTGTTCTGTTTCTAATTGTTAAATTACCTGTATAATTATCAATAAATGAATCAGTACCATTATGAAAGATTTGCATATCAGCACTTGTCCCAAAGGTTGCTATAACAGCATCTTCAAACTGAAAGTTTTTAAATACTCTAGTTTGTGATTGACCACCGTCTAATTGAAAATAAGTAGTTATTCCACCTGATCCGTCATCACAAAAAAATCTTATATCCTTGTCATCAGCATAATTTGCAATATTTAAATTACCAGAGTTTTCTTCAATAAAAGAATCCGTACCATTATGTTGTATTTGTAAATCATCACTTGTACCAAGCATAACTTTTGCACTATCAACAAATCTAGCATCTTTATTAAACTGTACTCTAGTATTGCTGCCATCTAAGAACATATATGTTGCAGTACCACCTGATCCGTCGTCAGACTTAAATATAATATCTTTATCGTCTGTTGTTTGTTCAATTATTAAATTATCACTTGAAGCATAAAGTGCAGAATCTGCACCTGTTCCAAAAAATAATTTTACATCATCTTCAAACTTAAATTGTTTACTAGCAACTGTTGTAGTCGTGCTACCATCTAATCTAATGTATTCTGTTACACCACCAGATCCATCATCACAATTAAACACTATATCTTTATCATCGTTTCTTTGCTCAATAATTAAATCACCTGTACCTGATGATTGAATAAAACTATCTGAACCATTATGATATATAGCTAAATCTGAAGATGAGCCAAAATTTGCTTTAATATTGTCTAAGTGTTGAGTTGCTAGTTCAAATTCAGTTCTTAACTGACCACCATCAATTCTAAAATATGTAGAAATAGCACCACTACCATTATCACTTTGGAAAATCATATCACCATCATCCTGTGAAACTTTGATTATTAAATCTCCAACTGCACTATCTATAATATTTGTGCCTGATGAATGATATATTTGTAAATCATCACCATCACCTATTATTAATTTTTTACTATCGTGTATTTTTAAATTAACATCATATTTCACTTGTGTTGAACTTCCATCTAAAAACATATATGTAGTTACACCACCACTACCGTCATCACATTGAAATATAATGTCTTTGTCGTCTGTGTTTTGTATAATTTTTAAATCTCCTGTGTGGTTTGTAATAAATGAATCTGTTCCGTTATGATTTATTCTTAAATCTGCATCACCACCAAATTGAGCAGCAGCTCCATCATCAAATCTTATAGTTTTTTGTGCAGTTGTAAAACCTTGACTACCGTCTAAAGTTAAATATGGTGCGTTACCTCCACTCCCATTATCGCATCTAAAAATAATATCTTTATCATCAGCGTTTTGTATTATTTCTAAATCACCTGTAGTATTTGTTATTGAGCTATCAGTTGCGTTATGCAGTATTTGTAAATCTCCACCTGCACCAAACATAAGCCTTTTGCTATCTGCAAAAACAGCTTCTTCAGAAAAAATAGTTTGCTTTTCGCTACCATCTAATTTAAAATATGTAGCATTACCACCAGAACCATCATCACATTTAAATATCACATCTGAATCATCAGCAGTAGTTTGTATTGTTAAATTGCCTGTAAGATTTTGAATTACAGAATTTGATCCATCGTGATAGACTCTTAAATCACCACTAGTACCAAACCTAGCTTCAACACTATCTAAAAATCTAGCTTGTTTAGAAAATAAAACTCTTTCGTCACCACCATCAACTTTAAAGTATTCTGTTACTCCACCACTTCCATCATCTGATTGGAAGATAATATCACTATCGTCAGCATTATTTGTTATAGTTAAGTTTCCTGTTGCGTTTGAAATAACTGAATCAGAGCCATTGTGTACAAGTCTTAAATCACTACTTGTTCCTAAATATAAATCAACGCTATCTTGTAAGTTTAAAGTTTTTCTAAAAACAGTTCTTGTATTAGATCCTTGAATTTCAAAATAAGTGGTAACTCCACCAGAGCCGTCATCATTTTGAAAGAAAATAGTTTCATCATCAGTTGTATTTCTTATATATAAATCACCTGTTCCTACTTGGTCTATATAAGAATTACTGCCATCGTGATAAATTAGTAAATCGTTACTTCCACCGAACATAGCTAGAACACCATCTGACAATTTTATATCTTTAGAAAATCTAACATTTGTGTCGCTTCCATCTAACTTAAAGTATTCAGTAGCAGTACCACTACCATTATCAGCAAGAAACGATATATCACCATCTGTTACTGAGCTTTGTATTTTTAAGATACCTGTTTGATTCTCTATAAAAGAATCTGTAGCATTGTGGTAAAGTTTTAGGTCTGCACCTGTTCCTATTTGTAGTTGTATGTTGTCTTGTAAAAGTAAGTTACCTGTCATAGTACCACCAGACACAGGCAAGAAACCACTACCTACAAGATTGCTTGGTGATATTCTAACATTATCTGACCCATTAAAACCAACAACAAAC